GAAAAGGAAAAGTTTAGAAATGGGGCTTAAATCCGACATATATGCTGCCTTTGTAAAAAACCTTGGTGAAGATAATGTTAATGCTACATCCGATGGTCAAAAGAAAGTTGATGAGTTAGCAGACGATTTATCCAAAGCTGTAATAGCCTTTATTCAAGCACAAAAATTTACAATTACTAAAATGAATGCTTCTCAACAAGCCGTTCCATCTACACCCGCAGCTGTCCCATTAATTACTGTAAAAATAGATGAAAGAGGACCCGCTCCAGATAATGCATTTAGTGGAGTAGAGTCGATGAATAGTGAAGTGATGTTAAAATTTATAAAACCGGATAGTAAATAATGCCAATACTAGATAATAGAAAAGATAGATTTGTAGAAGATCAAGATAGTAGAGTATCAGTTGGAATAGATTTTCCATTTGCTAGGGTTGCTGGTGGAGATGGATATTTTGCAACAACTAAAACTACTATTGATGCTGTAAAAACTAACATAAGACTTTTACTACAGACCAATCAAGGTGAAAGATTATTTCAACCTAATTTGGGTATGAATCTAAAACAACTTTTATTTGAACAGATGACCGAAGACCTTTCAATTCAAATTGAAAATAACATAGTAGATGTTTTTCAGAGATGGTTGCCATTTGTTGATTTAAGAAACATTGAAGTCAACCGAAGAGATGATATAAATCAAGTGACTATAAATATAGAATTTAATATAAATAGAACACCTAATAGTTTAGAAAGTGTTCAAGTTACATTTGATGGTGTAGGTGATGAAACCACATCAACAACAGGCGATGGAGCTTACTAATGGCATATACCGATAAACAAAAACTAATACCAACAAATGTAAATTACACAAGTAAAGATTTCAGTACAATTAAAGCTGACTTGATTGAGTATACCAAGTCTTACTTTCCTGATACATACAAGGATTTTAATGAAACATCACCTGGTATGATGTTAATAGAATTATCAAGTTATGTTGGTGATGTTCTTTCTTATTATATTGATTACAATTATAAAGAAAACTTATTAGCAACTGCAACTGAAAAAAGAAATATAAGAAGGTTGTCTGAATTTTTAGGGTATAAAGCTCCTAATAAAACACCATCAGTTGTTCGTTTAAAAGTAACAACCGATATAAGTGCGGATGAGACAACCGGTTTACCAGTTTATGGAGAGGCGCCAAATTCAATAGATAGTGGATTACAAATTGCTTCAAATGTAGACTCTCAAATACTTTTTGAAACAACTAGTGAAATAGATTTTACATCTAGTGGTTCGGGTGATCCTTTTATAAGTGCCCCATTATTAAATTCAGATGGTGAGGCTAGTTCTTATACCCTTACGAGATATATAAGAGCTGTATCTGGACAAACAAAAACAAAATCATTTACTATATCGAGTCCAACTAAATTTTTAGAATTAGATTTAGGTGAAGATAATATAGTAGAAATAATAAGTTGTATAGATGGTTCAGGACAAAAGTGGTATGAAGTTGACTATTTAGCACAAGATAAAATTTTAAAACAAACTTATTATAGTGACGATCCTAACAGAACTACTGCTTATGATCAAGGCCTTGGTGAAGAAAACGGTGGAACTGATTCTGTTATACCTGTTCCTTATGTTGCTGAATATATAAAAACAAACAAAAAATTTATATCAAAGTTTGATGAGGATACACAAACATATAAGGTTTGTTTTGGAAATGGATTATTTAGACTAAGTAATTCTGGATCAAATGTAGATGAAGTTGAACAAGTCGGAGTAACAATTAATGAAACTAATCTTTCGGATATACCAAGTGCTCTAGGAGTTGTTACTGGTAATACTCCATATTTAGGTGAAACTCCAACAAACACTACATTAACTTTTACTTATAGAGCTGGTGGTGGTGCTACATCAAATGTTCAAGCTGGAGAACTTACTGTAATAAACAATACTCCTGGTGGCGTCACAATATCGGTAACAAATACCGAACCTAGTGTCGGTGGAACAGATGGCCAAACTGTTGATGAAATCAGAAATAATGCTAGTGCGTTTTTTGCTACCCAACTCCGTTGTGTAACCAAAGAAGACTATATGACCAGAATACAAAGTATCCCAGCAAAGTTTGGTAGTATTGCTAAATCATATGTAGAGAGATTAGACGGTGGAACTCTTTTGGTTTCTACGCTTTCTTATAATCAAAATAAACAACTTGTTCAATCACCACAACTTGTTTTACAAAACGTATCAACTTATCTTAATCAATTTAGAATGATTAATGATCAAGTTGATTTTGGATTAACATTAAAGGATACTTTATTTTCTGGATATCTAATAAATTTTGGTGTTAGATTTATTGTTAATGGTGATAGGAGATTTAATTCAACAGAAGTTAAATTAAATGTAATTAAAATAATAAAAGATTTCTTTAAAATAGAAAAGATGCAGTTTAAACAATCAATTAATTTAAATGATTTACAATATAATATATTAGGGTTAGATGGTGTTATTGGAATAAAAGAGTTATCATTATTTCAGTCAAGAGGACCTGATAGTGACTATGCTGCTAATAGAAATATGGCTAGTTTTCAAGGGGATGGAGATTCTATAAGTGGTGGTGAAAGTGGATATGGATTTCAATATAATTTTGATAACGCTGTAGTTGATGGTGTAATAAGACCATCAGTAACACCATCAGTTTTTGAATTAAAAAATCCAAATCAAGATATTTACGGGAAGGTAGTATAATGCATAGATATTTTTTTACAACCAAAGATAGTTTTATTAATAGCGGTTCAAACTCAATTACAGGTGAAGACTTTAAGGATAAGAACACCGGACAAGATGAGATACTTGAATTAAAAAAAGTATTTGCAGATAGAACATTTTCTTATCAAACAAGAGTTCTTCTTCAGTTTGATGCTGATGAAATAGAAAATTACATTAGCTCATCTGTTCTACCAAATGACTATCAGTTAAACCTTAGACTTTACGAGACAGAAGGAACAAGTGGTTTAAGTGAAGAGTATACAATTGCTGCTTATCCCCTAAGTCAAGAGTGGAATGAGGGTGTTGGTAAGGAAAGTGATGTTCCAAAAACAGTTGATGGTTGTAGTTGGTTATATAGAAAAAATCAAAACGGCTCGGAGATAAGTTGGACAACTCCTGGTGGAACTTATATTGCTGGTGATGAAGTATCTCAATCTTTTTCAGCAGAATCTCCTGACCTTAACATGGATATTACCACCCTTGCTAATAAATGGTTTGGTGGTGTAAATACTAACTATGGTATGTTAGTAAGAATATCTGGTAGTAGAGAAACATCAAGTGGTAGCTTTGAAGATATTAAATTTTTCTCAAGACAAACCAACACTATATACTCTCCTAAGATAGAATTAAAGTGGGATGACCACTTACCAGCAACTGGTTCTAACACAGGTAGCTTGACCACCTTGGATGTTTCTGGTAATAGTGAGAACTACCTATACCCAATTCACTTACGAGAAGCGTATAAAGAAAACGAAACTGTAAAATTTAGATTTGGTGCTCGTAAAAGATACATACAAAAATCATTTACGACATCAGTTCAAACTGTTAGTGGTAGTTTTATACCTGAAGGTAAAGGTGCTTACTCTATCATAGATATGGCAACAAATGAATCTGTTATTCCATTTAGTGCTTATACAACTATGAGTTGTGATACAACTTCTAATTATTTCAAACAAGACTTAAATGCCTTTGAACCTAATCGTGCTTATAAAATATTAGTTAAAGTTAATCATGATGATGGTCAAGAAATAATTTATGATAATGATTTTGAATTTATACTAAGGACTTAATCATGGCTAACTACGGTGGTGGTAATACAACCCAAGAAAATACACAATTAACAATGGATTCAAATCCTATTATCCAAGTTGGTTTAAACGCAACATCAGAAGATAATTTTTATTTTGTAGAAAATCCTGAAGAACAATATATAGGTCTTTACCATATACACCAAAATGGTGAAGTCATGATTGGTGAAGGTGTGTTGGGGATAAACCATGAACTAAACGAAAATGAAATACTATTTCAAAAAGTAACCTATGCGGCTATACAAGAAACTCGTGAAGTAGTAAGTGATATTTTTTATAAGATATGGTTTGAATCTAATACCCTAACTGATGAACAACTTCTTTCTCTTCAAACAACTATCCGTGATGGGATAAAACAATCAGGTCGTACAGAAGATGAGCCTCTTGTATTTTATAAAAAAGATAGAAATACATTAGAGAATAGAAAAGATATAGAAGGTGATATTTTTGAACAACTATGTCAGTATATTTTTGATAATAATATTACTGAATTAGAAGGTAAGTTTTCTATTATACAAGTAGAATTACCAGCAGAAGGTACACCTCCACAATCAACTATTCAATATAAAATAAAGTTTATAGATGGGACTAATGTATATGAAATAAATGTTGCTAAGAAAATAGG